GCGGGTTTATCTTTCCAAAGTCCTACGCAATCTGTAGTACCTGCATAAAGGTCTGGTGAATACAATGATGCTTCTAAACCCCAAACTTCATTTATATTAACGAGGCCTTCATTAATAACTACATCTGCTAACTTTGATGCTATTTGCCTAATTAAATTTGTACCTGTAGGGCGTTCTATACCTAAACAATGATTCTCTAAATGTTTATGGGTTGCTGTACCTAAATTTGCAGCTTCTGTTAAAATACGTTGTGCTTCTGCGTGTCCTATCCTGTCTCGCCATTTATTAATTCCAGTCATATCTTTCATACGACCGAGAATAGTAGTCACAGAAGGTACTTTTGCGCTACCTGTATCATAAAGGCGTTGACCATTAACGTCGGTTCTTTTTAGGATGGGGTATTCGTATAATTTGTTTATTAAAGACATTAATATATTATACTACAAGACAAGCAAGGATGTCAATTGTTTTACCAAGTTACATACCATTTAAAAGTGGCATTTGTTGTATCGGCATTCTTTTGCCTAAGGAGAGTATAACCTTTATCTGCAAAATATTTAACTACTTCAGACATTTGCTGTTTATATGTAGTATTTACAGAAGTGTTTTGCCAAACAGTATAATAAGTTTTACTAACAGCAGTAGCAGTTGTTGTTGCCGCTGTAAGACCCAGATCACCTAATATTGTACCTGTTCCAACTGCAATTATTAATGTAAAATTATTATTATCACTTGAAATTTTTAAAGCGCCAGCAACGGCTGTCTTACTTGCAGTAATACCAGTTACTGCTAAAGTATTAATATCATCCACTATTGAGTTAATTGTTGTACCACTTGCTGTTACAGTGGTACTATTAATTGTAAAAGTATGAGCAGCTGTCGTTGTTGGATTATTAACTGTTCCAGTAGCAGAAATTGCTGGAGTACTCATTGTCATTGTAGTACCATCAGATACTGTAGCATTTAATAAATTACTGCTAACCGCAGCTAAAATTGCTTCTTCAATTGCACGAACTTCCTGGAGTATAACCAAGTTTCCTTGTGCTTGTAATTTTGCATCTGCGGCACTAATCATTATTGACATTTATTTTCTTCCTATGTAAGAGGATTTGCTCTATCAGCGGCGTTTGCTACTGCATTGTCAGCATCACTGCTTGACATTGCATCGGGCATAGTGTTTTTAAATGATATTTCATCTACAGTAGCACTTGCTATTAATTCTGGTAGTTCTTCGTTTAACAGATCTACCAAAGATTTAACCGAATCCTCGTCTCCTTCATCAAAGTCATTTATACCTTCTTGCTTTAACATTGGTATAAGTTCCTCTGTTTTTATTTTTGTTACTCCCTGTTCTCTTAAATAGAATAGGAAATTAACAACCGCATCACCTAACTGATCGACTGCTTGTACTTCACCGAAAAATATCTCGGCAAGTTTCATTACTTCTCTTCTCTACCTAGCGGTGAATCTGCTGGACCGGAAACTTCATCTGCTCCGCCCATCATATCTTCTGTATCTTCGATTGGTGGTAATTCCTCACCTGGTATCTCTGGCATAGGTTCTTCCATGTCAGTTGCTGGTAACTGTCCACCTTGTAATGCAAGTACCTGGTCTCCCATGGCATCTTTAACCATAACAATCGCATCTAACGCAGACTGCAATTGTGACTTTGCTGTCTCATTAAACGACTGTGCTTGTTGTTGGCCAACATTATATTTAATTTCATCAACTAAAGGCATCAATGCCTTTGTCTGAAGTTCGGCAATATCTTCTGCCATCCCTGCTAGCTTATCAACCATATCTTGTGCGGCAAGTAAAATTTGAGCATTTTCCATTTCGTCAGTTTGCTCAGCAATCATTGAAACTGGCATTGTAACAATAGAATTACCATTAGACAATAGCATATCTACTGCTTCAAGCATAAGAACAGTTTTCATATAATGCTTGTCTTGATGACCAGCATTAAATTTATTGTTTTCTGCTAACTTTTGTTTATGGTTTTCTAAATTTACTTTTGCACTTGATAATTGATCAATTGTAGAATTTTCGTTTACACTAACGCCAAATTCCTTATTAAGCCAGCGATTAACCTTGGTAAACCGTCTGGTTTTGTTTGATAAATCATTTAAAAACATTATTCCCCGTATATTCCTTAATAAACATATTTATCTATTCTGATATGATTTATGAAGTTTCTTTTTAGCATCAATTGCTAACATACGTGCTTGCTTATATTTTGCATCCATTACGTCATATTTTAACCAATTGGATTCTTTAGCATAAGTGTTTCTTTTCTCTTTACAAAAAATTGCTTCATAAAATTTTTGAGAAAAATTACCATGTTGTTTTAAAATTTCTGTAATATTTCCTGAAGAAAGAGTATATCCTTTATTAATTAAATATGCAACATTATAAGCTACTTCATATAATTCAATATCTTTAACTAAAATAATATTAGTTTTTTTACAGATAATACAATAGTCATTTTTTCTTAATTTTTTGACTTCCCATTCGTTAGCCAATATGCCGCCGTCGTGAACAATAGGTTTATTCTCCACTAAACTTTTATTAGCAATACTTTTTACTAAAGCATTTAACTTCTTTAACACATGTTGTCTCATAAGACTATTTAACTAAATTAAAAAACAATCCCGTAGAGTCCTTGGACCGGGTCAATACGCCACGCTTAACAAGACCGGTGGCTAATTCAAAATCTCTTTCATTAAATTTATCACAATATGCTACATCTGACTCCTTGACCATTTCAAGGACTTTATGTTCTTCATTACTAATATAGGTATGTAAATTACCTAATAGTTCAGCAAATCTCATTTAGTACCTGCTAATTTCATTAATCGTTGCAAATCTGTACCTTCATCACTTTCAGTAGTAGCATTTTGGCTATCTATATAATCAGTAACTGCTTCATATGATTCCCAAGTTTTACCACCAACATTCCATTGTACGTTGTCAAGTGGCAATTCTGGATATTTCCAATCATAGATAGTTGCAACTACAGGATAGGTATCTTCCGGATCATCTTCATCACGAACTTCAAATTCTAAATACCATTCAGCATTAGTCTTATCCATTTGATCGCCTCTTTCTTTAGACTTTGTAGGCTCTCCAAACATACGTACAAGTTCATCATATGTTGTTGTAATTTCGCCGCGTCTGGCTGTACCAGTTACATTAACATGTGCATCATTCTCGACGCCCATAATATCCAGTTGTTCTCTTATCCGGTCCTTTTCGTCTTCTTCCGTTGATTCAACTTCTTCAATGGTTTCCTCTTCATCAGACTGTGCTTCTGTCTCTTCGGCCACTGCCGATTCATTCTTTGGTGCCGCATCGTCATCCTCGTCATGCTTATGTGATAAATCACCACCTTGATGGGAATGTGTTGTACCGTCTTCGTGTGTATGCTCTAACGCATCTGTTTCTTCATCTATAATACCTGCTTCGCGCAAGATTCGAGTTTTCTCTTTTTCAATTGGAATTTCTCTTTCAAGCGTTACTTTATCATAATGATTATTAATCTTTTCTGCTAACGCCTTCATTTCCTCGATTAAATCCATATAGGTTTTTACTGCCATTATTTTTTCCCCTTTGATTTATTATAGGATGCCCATGAAACTGCATAAGGATTATCTACTTTTCCTTTTAATGCTTTTACTTGCTTTTCTCTACCAGGTGGTGCTTTTTCTGTAACTAAATTAGCAGCTTTAAGAAATCGTTGTATATCAAACTTTTCATTGTCTTGCTTAAACACTCTAATTAAAAATTCAGCATGATCTTCTCGTTTATCTCGATTTTCTATATCTCGAAGTACATTAGCAAACATTTCAAAATGTTGTCTAGTTAATGATTCGCCCAATTTTCTTCCTACTGCTGTGCCGGCCGTACCTGCATTAGCTTGCTTCATTAGCATTTTAAATCTAGTAAATAATTGTGGATCTGCCATCATCTTTTGAATAGCTTGTGCATATGGTGCTATTGCTTTTACTAAAATGGGTGGCATTGTTCCACCTTGACTAACTTTATCTAATCCTTTAGCTACCATACTGGCACTTGCTTTACCGCCGCCAACAGTTTTTAATTGTGCGGCTCTTTGGGTAACTTGTTGTGTTGTCTTTTGATCTGGCTGCTCTGCGATACCCTCGTCATTATTAGAATAATTCATTTCATGATGTCTACGAAAATGTGCTACAAAGTCAGCAATTTGATCAACATCTAAATATCTAGCAAGTTCATCAACTAGGATGTTATCTTCCAAACCTAATTCATCTTGTAGTTTATATAATGCTTCTGCTGAATCACCTACTGCTTCTGAAACACCTTCTTTATGCTCAAGAAAATCCTTAACCATATCTAAATCCATATTATGCAACTGTTCCCATTCTGGATTGTCGACCCATTTAATACCTGCTTCGCGATCTGTTTTCATATCGCCTTCATATATGCTAGGATTTTTATTTTGCTTCTTTTTTGTTCTTCGAATCACAGCCGGCCGGCCGTCCGAAGTTGGAGTAAAAAGACTTGAGGCAACCGAAGCAATACTACCTGCTGATGTTGTTTCAAATACTGGTGCTCCTATTTCTTTAAGTTTCATTATTGCATTCCTGCTAATTGTTGTAATCGAAGTAGTTCACGTGGAACCTCTGCTTCGGTCTCATCTGGATAAACTAATTTAAGATTTTTATTACCTGGTTCTACTTTAACTGTCAATGTATCTCCAGTTTTTAAGTCATCTGGCTCCACATCATTGCTTTGTGTATTTTGCATAGTTGATGTTCCTGTTGAATATGTAGATCCTGTATCTATTTCATTACTTGCAGAATCTCTCATATCTGCGGCGGATTGTGTCTTTGTTGTACCTATTGTACCTGTTGTACCTGGTCTATCAGTACTACCTACACTCGATGTCTTAGCACCAGGCATAGCACCAATACTGCTTAATGATTTGGGTGTTTTAGGTGGATTACCACTAAATTCACCACCTGTTCCTTTATTTTGGTTCGCGGTTCGACCTAGCATATTTGTACCACCTGAGTCTGGCTTAAGGTTTTTAGCAACAGTATCAGCTGTCCGTGCAACACCGCCAGCGGCTTTACCAACAACTTGGGCGCCTTTTTTCACAGCCGTTTTCGCCAACCCGGCTACTGCTCGAGCTGCGATGCCAGCTACTGCTGGTAAGATCTCATCTATTCTCATACTTAACTACTCCGTTGCCACCATTTAGTTGAACCACCAGACTTTATTTTTGGTCGAGTACTTTTATTCAATTGCGTAATACGCTTTGTAATTGGATTAAACCGCTTCATCCTTTTTGTTTTCCGAGCAATACGAGGGCCTAGTCGTGCCCTTGTTCTCTTAATACTAAATCTCTTTTTAATATCTAGAGGTTTTGAACAACTAGCCGGTGTTGCTACTAATCTTCCTTTCCGCCAGCCTGCTGTACAACGAAATTTTTGCACAACTTTATTACCACGCCGTGCCCAAACACGCCGTGCTTCCAGCATAGGGTCTTCGCCCAGTAGTTCGCCCAGATTCATGCTTATATTTATCTTAAAAGAGTTTTTAAATTATTTTAATATGACAGCTAATATACTGCCAAGAAGGGTTATAAAAATTGCACCCATACTCCAAATTACTACTTTTTCTATTCGAGAAATTTGTGCTGAGTTTATTTCAATTTTTTGTGATAATCTAACTTCAGATTCTTGTAGATGTTGATGAATAGCAAAATATCGTTCACTACATATAGCCACATGTGCATCAAGACTTTCCGTCTCAATATCATAAGTATCGCCTGCATGAACAGATAATTTGTTTACGTCTGACTTTGCCATAATAGTATTTATCCTATTTCCTTTATAGAAAAATACGTATTTTTTATTTTTAAATCTTTTGTTTCAATATATTCTAACCCATCTAACATAGGTACACCATTTAAATCTTCAACCAATTTTTCAATTGTAATAACACCCTGATGTTCAACTGCAAATGACCAAGTCCAAACATTTCTTATTTTATTTTTATATTCAGAACCAAAACTAAATTTTGTAAGTTTTCTTTTTTTCTTTAAAGGTAAATGAGAACCTAAGGGTTGGCAAACCATACTTAGACAGTTAATAATCATATCCCAATTTTTCTGAGATACATCTTTGCGTCTCGAGGATTGTGTAATATCAATTAAAGTATAAACAGTAAACCACGTTGCTGTATCTGGGTTAAACTCATGCATAAAAATATTTAGTACTAATAAAAAACCCCCTCTAGAGGGGGTTTTTTCTAACTTGCTTAAAACAAAATTAGTATGCGAAATCAACACAAGTGTATGAACCACCTAATGCTGTTGCCAGCGCTGCCGCTGTCCAGGCACTCGGGGACTCAACACCAACATGTGTTAGTACTGCTGGTGAAGCAGAACCATCACCTAGTGCACCAATCATTACGATTGTTGCTTTTGTTTCAATTGTATCTACTACGTGTGTTGCATTAGCTGCTGTTCCTAGTGCTACGCCACCGATTGAGAAGTGCTCAATATCATGACCTATGAATGAACCAGCTGCTACTGCGCCGTTAACTTTTGCTACCATTGGATTTTCTCCTTTATTTTCTATGCACCATTAATATCGATGCTTACATTTATTTATCTTTCAGAAACATTTTTAAACATATTTGTTAATTACTTGCCGCCTCGATACCATACAGGTTTTTTAGCTGTTTTTGTTGTTAAATGCTTACCAAGTCGATATGCACCATATGTGGCGGCGCCTGTAAGACCTATACCTGCGGCAATTTTAGAACGAGCGGACATACCACCTTTTGTGTTTGCAGGTTGTGCTTTTTCCATATCCTTTACAGGCTCTACAGGGACATATTTCTTTTCTTTTGCTAATTTCATCATAACCGGCATAAGTTCTGAACGCATTGCTCTTACTCGCAATGCTTGTATAATTCGTGTTATAACTAATGTCTTTTGTCCATGTTTTAAATTCCCCCAATCTGATACAAGACGACGAACAGACTTATATTGGGAATTATTAATTTTTAATTGTCTTTCTAATCTATATAAAAATGCAGAATCTACACTTTTTCTTGCTACACCTTTAGCAGTTAAACGTAACCATTCCTTTAATTGTGGCACATTTACACGTAAATCTGCTAAAAACAAACTACTTGCTTCTGTATCTGCAAACATATCACTTGTATCATCAGTACCAGTCAACCCTGTTAATAATATATACATATCTGTTCCATTTACACGAAACACATTAAAATTATTAAACATTACTGTTTTTTTAGCATATTGAGCTGCTACTGGTGCATATTTAAATTCATTTTTAAGAATAGTCAACATACATGCATATAGAAATACCAAATCAGCGGCATCTTTAGACGTATAACGACTTAACTGTCGTTTCTGCCTAATTAATCTACTTTCACATAGCTCGTTAATGAATTCTAATTCCATAATACTATTTATTAATATACCTTTTGGAAGTTGGCGGCGCTAAAGCCTAATCTATCAACAATTTTTACAGCATTACCAATATGATCAACTGCTACAAAACCCTCTGGGTCTCTAACTTCAAATGTGCCATCTGGCATTTCCTCAAAAGTATCCATTGCTCTAATACCATTTAACTTTTTAGCAAACATACTTTTAATACTAAACAATCCAAACCATAATTCATATATGTGCAAAAAACTATCTTTATTTGCATCAAAAAACTGCAAACCTGTTTCTAATTCTTGTGTTTTTCTATTAATTGCATCTTCTTTTTTATAATTTGCAATTGTTTTTTCTATTTTTTCTTCAAAACGAGAAATAAAATTTAAAGCAAATTGCTCAGCATTAGCAGGGATAGAACCTTGCCTAACACTTGCATTAATTGTAGCTTCCAGTTGCTTGCCAAACTCTTTACCAAAAGCATCTGTTTCGAGAAAATTAAAAAACTTTCTACCAGTTGATATTAAATCTTTTCTTGCTTCATTCATCGCTTGTCGGATTGCAGTTGTTTCTTCTAATGTGAATGTCACTTGACCACTAACATCTTTTATATTAGCATCACTAAACCAAACATCATCAGTAGAATTTAAATCCTCAACACTGGCGCCATATTTAGCGTCGTTACTTGCAGGCCAGTCTGGATAACTGGTATGAAACACTATACCTATTTTGGCTTTATCTATCTTTCTACCTATATCGCTATTAGATGGAACTGCATATGTTAATGTATTTGGAGTAAAAAATATCGCTTCTTCATCATCCAATAAAGACTTTTCTTTACTTCCTGAAACAAAAAGTAAATCACCTTGTAGCAATCCTTTAAAATTGGGTGGGAAAATCTTAGGCAACTCTTCTAACACTTCTTTTAACTTACTACGCAAATTGCTTTTTTCGTCACCTTGTTTATTAGCATCAATTGCATCTGGCGTATCCATTATACGAGCACCAGTTTTTGCAAAAATACCCTTGTCTCCCATTATAAATTTACCAGTTGTAGCATCTCTACCTGCAAAAATAGCAGGGGATCCGTCCCATTTTGTTGTTATATTTACTGGAGATTTTGTGTGGCCGTCCAACAAATCTAAAAGAGCGGCTCCAATATTTAATGCTTCTTCAGCACCTTTATAGCCACCATGTAAAATATTATCTTCAAAGTGAGTTAAATGAGTGTTTGCACCTTCATCGATTTCAACATCATCCGTGATGGGTTTGCGTGTATAGGAAAGTTTATGAAACCCTACACCTTGTGAGCGTGTAATTCGAGGGCCTCGAAATTTACGCTTCTGTTTTATGTTTAGAATTAGTTCGGTGATCTGCATCGTTTATTCGTCTTAAAGCATTACTAAATTTTTCAAGTTTTCCTGTACGAATTGCATTTAAGAATTTCTTTTGTAATTTATCGGCTGTTTCTGCATCATAATTACCTTCTAATAAGTGCATAATATTATTAGCACTAGCAATAACATGGCTTGCCCGATTCTCAACAATTAATTCTTTATCCTTCTTAGGAAGAATATCTTCAATTTCGCTCAATATGCTTTTAATTTTCATAACAATTTCCGTACCTAGTATTTATCTATTTAAAGTTCTTTTTAACGATCCAATTTATTCATATTTGAAATCATTTTTCTCAAGTTAGATGCTTTAACTTCAGTTGTTTGCCCTTTATCATTTTCTTTATCATCTGTTACTGAAGTTTTTCTAACAACATTACTATATAAAACTTCTGATGGTTGCTCTTCTTCGCCCTCTGGCAAATCACTAATTCTTAAACTATCTATATCAAATTGCAAATCTACCCGTTGCCCTACACCGCTACTACTACGAGTTTTCATAAATTGAATTTGATAACGACCTCGTTCTCGCATAGGTGCACTTGTAAATATACCCATAACATTATCTGCTGTTTGTACTTTACTTAATCCACCTGCAATATGAGAATGATCAAATTCTATTTCTTCTACTGCTGTTCTATTTAACTGTGAGGCCGTTATTAACAATGTATCCAACTCAACTGCTAAATTACGCAACTCCTCTGCAACATATTTGTCTTTAACATACAAATCACTTGGACTTACACGCTTGTCATTTGGCATCATTAAATCTAAATAATCAATTATAATTGCTTGTGGTTGATTACCTGATTGTATTTCATATTCTTTAAGATATGATCTAAGTTGTCCAGTGTTAACACCACTTGGTAAATATGCTATTTGCATTGCGCCTGCTTGTTTAGCAAGCAATTTAACTTTTAATTCTACCTTTTCTAAATCTTTAAATAAACCTCTACTGGACATTCCTGTTGCCATACTATCTATTCGCATTGCAACCAATTCTTCACTTAACTCAAAAGTAAAATATATTACATTTAAACCTATCGAAGCCCAATTTAATGCAAGATTTTGTAAAAATAAACTCTTACCTGTACCACTACCACCTGCAAAAATTGATAATTCACCTTTATTAAAACCACCAAACAATTTTTTATCAATTGCTGTCCAACCTGTACTTACTTGCCCATTATTGTCTTTTAATGACCTTAACCGTTTTATAGGATCTTCAAAATAATCCGTACCTAAACTTTTTGTTAATCCAACTTCACTTGCTTCTTTAACTCGTTTTTCAACTGAATAATATTCACCTTTTTCAATATCATCAGCACTTGCTAAAATTGCTTGCTCTAATGCTTTAAATTTTGCAAAATCTTGAAACTCATCAAGAAACCATTCTTTATGACGAACTGTTACTTCATTATCTATTTCAACTTCTATACCTGTCTTTGCTTTAATCTGATCAATAGTTGGTAAACTATTATATTTTTCTGAATGCTCATTTATTAATATAACTGCTGGCCGTAACTTATTATTAAAATATGTTGGTACAACCAAACTTTGTATACGTACATATAAATCTTTATCGCTTATTAAAAAACCTAAAAATAATTTTTGTAGATCTTCTGTAAACTCTTTTGGCATTATGACGTTTTCTCTTTATTCACTTGCTGGACAAAATGCGGATCATTTTTTAACATCCTATCTATAAAATTTAATAACTTAATAGTTACTATTCGTTTGGTACGCAATTGCGTTGTTATTGACTTTAATACTGTCTGTTCTTTATAATTTAATTTCACACCACATCCTTTTGCAGAGTTAGTTGCTGGTGCACTTCCAGTATCTTCATTTGCATCTTTAACTGGCAGTGCATCATCAAGCACACCTCCTGCTTGATCAACTATATCTTGAAATTTATCGTTCTGCTCTTTTATAACATCCATCTGTTTTTGAAGCTCTTCAATTTTTTTATATAACTCGCTTATATGAGACATTTATAGTTGCCTCTTTAAAACATTTATTCTCATTGAACTATCCTCGATTGTATCTATAATACTTCTCAATGTAAACAATCTGCCATACTTTTTAACTGCATCGGCTACATCTTTAACATTCTTATCCCAGTCAGGAAAACTAACTGCCCAACCATGTTTAATTGCACTTGGTATCAACTTCTTTCCTGCTCTGTCTCTATCCGGTACTAATATAATTTTTTTATTAAAACTATTCAAAAACTCTGCTTGTGTATCTGTTACTTGTGAACCTAATAAGCCAACGCCATCTATACCTATTGCATCAAAAGGTCCTT